TAAATTGTAAAACATAGTACCTATATCATTTGCTGTTTCTCTTCCTATTCCTTTGATTTTAGTAAGTTCTAAATACCAATCTGTTTTTATTTCTTCAATTGGCTTTAATAAATTTTCTAATCTCCAAGGCTCATTTACTCTAATCCAATTAACTTCGTCCCTATCTGCCATTCAACTTAACACCCGAGTAAAACTTACTCTGCCTCCTATTGCTTTAAGTTGGTCTTCTGCTAAGTCTCTCCAAAATTTAGAACTCATCTCTTCACCAGATTCTTCTACACTTAATTCACCTAATCTAAGCTTTTCTCCACCAGATTGAGCTTGTACAAAATCTACTGCATCAGCTTTAGATAAGCTAACAATAGGTGGTTGAAACTCTGCGTTTATTGAATTAGAACCAATATTCTCACCTGTATAATTTTCTACATGTTGTCGATTCATATCTACAACTGCAACTAAATTAGTTCCACTTAGACCATCTGGTACGTTGTTAAAACTAGTTTGAATAAAGTTGGCGATACTACCAATTGTACTTAAGCCACACATTTTAATCCCCTATGAAGTTTACCTTTCAAATGATATTCAGCACAATAGGTGATACCATTATTAATCTTAAATGTTAAATCAGGATATAGACTCAATGGTTTTATATGATGCGGATGTAACATAACTCCAATTTTATTATTACAAAATTTACAATTAGGATTCTGACATGTAAAATTATCCCTTAGAAATACTGCTTCTCTCCATATTTTCCAGATGCTTTTAGTTCTTAGAGCTCTGTTAAATGGTGTTATTCCACCTTTCCAATTCCAATGATTTTTCCCACTTCTTTCAGGAAATATTTTCCCTTTATTATATGGAGTAAATCCAGGAATAAATCCATAATTATTTCCCTTCATTCTATTACTCATCTCATCCTTAAAATTGTCGCTATGTTTAAATCCTTTCTTAAAACTAGTTTTATTAGATTTCATAATACCTTTAGTTCCTTTATTCCATAGGGTAAGACCATTCTTATACAACTCCTTCATTTTTTTAGAATGTTCTTTGTTAGGTCCTGTTTTTAATCCCTTATTCCATGGGATATTCCCTTTTAAAGACATCTTATGCTCCCGAGGTTACTAATGAACCATCTTTTAATACTCTAAGTGGTATGGTTGCTGCTCCACTTACTCCACATAAAATCGAATAAGATGCTGCATGTGTTCCATCGAAATCTCCAGTATTTGTACCACTGGTAAATGTCATTAATCTTAAATCTGCTGTCATTTTAAGTTCCTGATACTAAACGAACCCATTCAGAACCTCCTTGTACTTCGCACATATATAATTCATTATTAGTCGGGTCATATGCTATATCGCTTCCAGTTTGACCTGTTAGAATTTCATCTGGAGTAGCGTTAACTATTATAAGCCCACCTATGCCAGTTCCACTTCCAACTACTCCTCTTCCCATTCCGTCTATTACTCCGTTTTTTATATTGTCTGTTACTATTGCCATGTTTTTCCCTCCCTTCTACTTATCTTACTATGCCTTACGGCTGAGGTTTTTGATTTTAGCAGGTTTCTCAAAACTGCGTGATTGTTAAATTAAATTAACTTTATGCTGTTGTAATCTTAGAGATTGCTTTCGTCCTTAAGTAAGCTACATCAATCCTTTGAGTTAATACTGAACCTTCCATGTCGTATGTAGGTAAAGTAAAATTCTCCATTGTGATGTCTCTTGCTATTGCTATTGCGTAAGCTTGTGTTCTGTCAAATATATATCCGCTTGTAGCTACTGCACTTGTTCCTGCGTTTGCACTAAATGTGCTTACGTTAAGACCAAATATGTAACCTGCAATCCTTCCTGTCTGCATTAAGCTAGTATTACCTGCTTTATCTGCTTCTACGAAAGTGTCTATATTCATCAAATCAGAGTACTGCTCCTCTCCTAATAGGTAATCCGTTGCTGTGTAATCCTCTGCTCGAACGTCGTAAATAGATTCTACTATATTAGCTATTGTAACTGCTGCTCCACCTGCTGTGGTTGAATTAGCGTTATCAAGCTGTGCTAGAACCAAATTAGTTTCGTTTTCTGCAAATCTCCTACCTGCTGCTTTAATATTCCTATTAAGCAATTCAACTTGCGAATCCTCTATCATTTCTCGAGTGATTCTGATAGCTACTCCGTACTTAACTGGAGTAAAGCTTACATTATCAAACTGAATGTTATCAAGTGGTACTTCTGCTCCCTCTGATACTTCTCTAACGTCCATTGTATCTGGAGTTTCCAGATTAATGTACATAGTACTACCTTTAAACTGGCTTGGTCCGATAACGAACGCTGCCATTTCTCGAGGAATTAGATGTTTTTCAACTTCTTCAATTACTTGTGGTAAAATCAACTGTGGGATTAGCTCCTGTCCAGCTGTTCCGTCTGCTCGTGTTATATACTCGTTTAATCTAGGCATTTTAAATGTTTAAATTAATAAGAGCATAAAGAGCCGTTCCGGAAGCTGATGTAGTCAATGCTCGTCCAATTGGTGTGTCTAGTAATGTACCAGTACCGCTATTTGTTCCTCTCCAGTTACCAACACCTCCAGATTCAGTGTGATGTACTAATGCTCCACCAGATACAATCTCTTCTGCTGAACAAAGATATGCTCCTCGTGTTGCTACAGTAACCCAATCGTCTGAACCTGCGTTATTAATCGCAAGACCATTACAAAGCTCGTCATCAATAGCTCCGATAGCTGTTAAATCAGATGACTGAAATGACTCTACTCCAGACACAACAAGTGCTGTACCTGAAAAAGTTACCCATTGTCCGCCTGATATTACCTCTAAAGCTTTAGCTGTAAGAGTTCTTGGAACTGCGCCATCAAATATACATTGTGCTCCTAATGGATTGCTTAATATTAATGCTGTTGCCATTAATTATACAAGTATGACTTCCTTTGAATTCCGATTGATTTATGTCCTTGGTTGAACTCATAATCTCCCTTTTCTTCAACTTCGTCTTCTTCCTCCTCTTCCTCTTTTGGCTCTTCCTTAGGTTCTTCTTTTTCCTCTTTTGGTTCTTCCTTTGGCTCTTCTTTAGGTACTTCGTCAGCATCCGCCTCTTTCATAGATTTGATTGCATCAATAACCCAAGACTTAACTTTTTCCTCAGTAACAACTTCTTTAGGCTCCTCTTTTTCTTCCTTTGGTTCTTCCTTAGATTCTTCTGGAGTTTCAGACTTAATTTCTTCTTCTGTCATATTATTCCTCCTTTCAAGACTTTTTCCAACATTATTGGTTGAATGTGATTTGTAAGCGTTATTAAACGCTACAGAGAATGTTGCTCCGCCATCTGCTGGAACTGCTACTACACTTAATTCTTTAAATTGAATATTATGAGGAATAATAGAACCATCATCTGCTTCTTCTATGTCTTCTGGTTTAACATGAGCACCTACTGAAACTGTATTAAGTAAATTATCTTTTATTAATTGTTTAACTTTAGAATCTTTTACTATTGCTCTAAATGGAATATTTCTAAGTGACTCGTCCCAATGTGCTGCGTTTACTTTACCTACAATAGAATCAACAGAGTTATCATGGTCCTTTAAAAGAGGTACTCCGATTAAAGTATTAGCAGCTTTCATTAATTCTTCACCTATGAATTTATGTCCGTTTGTAGTAGTTGTTTCGTTTATTGCTATTCCATTTATATTAAAATCGCCATCTAATTCTGCACTAGATTCAATAGGAACAAAGTATTCAAAAAATACACCCTTCTCTTTTGTTATTTTCACGTCTTCCATTAAACTACCTATTTAATTAGAAAATTTTATTATATAAATATTGAGAAAATTTATATATATCAGTCAATTCTGATAATTATAGTAACTTCGGCATTACTAGGTCCAGAAACACGAATATTTAGACTTTCATTTAGCTTAAACTTATCAAATTGGTCGTTTACTGCTCGATGTCTAATCGCTCCTCTTATTACTGCTCTTGGACAATTATATGAAATTCCTTTTATTTGTCCTTCATGGAATATTGAATAGCCAAGTGAGCTTTCTATAGTAATGGAAACACACTCTTCAGAATCTATAATAATGGAATTTAAATTTCCCGTTAATATATTAGTTGTAATTTCACCTACGCCCATCTTTATTTCAAATTCTTTTTGGTTTGATTCTATAGTTCCCATTATACTTCTACTCTTCGAGTTATTTGTACTCGTTCTGTTGTTTGTTTATTTTCTCCAGTTACGCCTAAATCTGGTAATCTTTCCCCTTCTAATCCTGGTATAGTTCCAGCTAAGGCATTTGATTGTCCTCTGTTATATTGGTCGCCTCTAGTTAAACCAGATATGCCAATTCTTGAAACTACTTGAGTACTAATCGCACTACCGCCTATTACGTCATATTGAACATCACCTGAGTATTTATCAAATACTACTCTTTGCTTGCTTACTGGGTCAATTATCATCCAATTAATAACCTCTGATTTTTACAATGTCCACAAGTTGTTTCCCAAATATATGGACTTATTTTTTTAGTTATTGTATCAATAGCATTAATCATCGGCTCTCCACAAACTGGGCAATTTGGTATTTTATTCATCCTTCTAAGAACGCCTTTTGTTTTAATTTAATTTGATTTTGAGTATATTCGTGAATACATTGTCCACATATCCATAAATTATTCATATAACAAATAGCTTTGTTTTTTTTACACTTAGCACAAAGTGGTATGCTATCTTCAGTTATTTGTACTATTCTACAAGTCCAACTATACTACACCTACACATGGAATGTGCTGGAGGCATATTAACACCGGACTCACCATCTTTAGTTAAAAATACTTGACCGTTTAAGTCGTTACAAATAGGACAAGCTCTTTCATCTAAAGCAGTAAGCCATCTATATGAACTTACATCATTTTCTTTATACATATCTCTTAAGCCTAAATTAGCTAATCTTACTGTTTCTGTTCGTGTTATATTAATTGGTCTTTTCTCTGATGTTAAAGTTATTTTTTTACTTCCGTCTTCTTGGATTTGCACTCTATCTTTTAAGTTAATTGAATTTTGAATATCTTTTTTTATTTGAGTTATTGTTTTATTTTTTCTAAATCCATCTTTTAGAATTATTCTTAATTTTGTTATATCTTTCTTAGGGAGTAATCCTTCTAGTAAATCTTTTTCTGTTAAAGCTAATAAGTCATCAAATTTATCTGTTCTGAGATTTTTTAGTATTTTAACTAAGTAGTCTGAATAATTAAAACCTGGTATCTCTTTTAGATTTACATACTCTCTTAAAGTCATAAGTTCTTTGTCTGACTCAGTGAGTTTTATTTTAATAGATTGATTTGCTGTTTTCTTAGCTCCCGGTATAAAATTAAGACTTTTACAATATTCACACTTATACAACTCATCAAATTCTATTAATTTACCAGCCTTACTGCAATTACCACATTTTAATTTCATTTAATAAAAAACCTCTTCCATTTATCTCTATTGAAATTTGTCTTACTATGGCATGACTGACATAATAAAATTAAATTGTTTGGGCTACTATTCAACTTATCATAATCTATATGATGTACACATTTTCCTTTTTTAAAACATACTTGGCATAAATCATCATCTCTTTCTTTAATGAATAGTTTCATTTGAGTGTTAAACTCTGGACTATATGGTAAAAAAGATGTTCCACCTTTCCAACTTGGATTTAATTCTCCTTTTAATCCAACATTCTTTGGCATATATCCATTTTTACACTTCTTTTTTAATGCTTTAGATATTTTATTCTTGTGTTTTTGTGTTAAAATAACACCAGTAGAATCATAAATCTGCTTCTGTCCTTTCTTGAAACTAGTCTTATTTGGCTTACAAATACCCTTAGTTCCTTTATTCCACGCTGGTTTGGTTCTTATATAAACTCCTTTCGTCATTTTACTAACTCTCCTAAATATATTTTAGATTTATACTTTTCTGAAAGTAAACTAATAGTTTTTTGATTAGCATGAGGAACTGACCCAGGAACTTGTGGCTGTTTTATATTTTCCTCATCTTTACGCGCTTGGTCTTCTTGTTTTTTTAACTCTGCTTCTTCTGCATCTGCCTTTTTACGAGCTTCTTCTGGAGTTGGTAATTTATCTACTACGTCTAATCCCATTACCTCTGCGTATTCTATTTCAAGTGCTGCTCTTAATTCTGGAGATATATCAAATAAACCTAATCCTTCTTTTATTGTAGTTAATCTAGCAAGCTTTTCTTCATCATCTGGTAACTCCCAAATGAATTCTACTTTCTCATCTAATTTTGGGCTATTCATTTTAAGAAGAGGACGTAATATTTGATTTTCTATTACTTCTTCTACTTGCACTCTAATAGACCTAATAAACCTAATAAACCCTTTGTCGTTTACTTTAGCTAATCCTTCTGGGTTATTTGCTGTTCCTATAATACTCATAGGTATCTTCATTCCTATTGATAATTGTTCTAAATCGTGTTCTGCTGCTTTTGTTAGATTATCTCCTACTCCACTTAAATCGATTGGTTTAATATCACAATTACCATCAGTTACCCATTCTGTTGAATTGTTCATGTATTGCAAATTAGCTTTAAAGTCATCCAAATCACCTGGTCTAACTGCTTCACCTGGTTGTCCTAATTTAACATGATAAGGTGCACCTGCTTTTCTACTTAGTAATTTAGATTTATCTACTTCGTCACCTACATAATTTTCTACAGTAACTCTATTAGACCAAACTAATCCTTGTCCATATGGGTCATTTGGTGTTTTATTTATTGCAAGATGAGCTATCTCGTTTAGACTAAATGGAATTGGCTTTGATTTACTTGTGAATAATTTAACGTTTGATTTATATTGATTATAGCCTAGAATTTTTCCTTTCTTAGTTCGTCTTACATACATATTATTAGCCTTCATTACTCTAATTCGTTCTATGTTTTTTGCGTCTTTTAAGTCTAATTCCATAAAACCATTGCCTTTAGCTATTGCCTCTTTAATCCATGGTCTTAACTTAGATTTGAGATTTGCTTCATCTTTAAATGAGTCTAATATAGCTTGTGAGTTTTCATTATCTACTTTGATATCAAACTCACCTATTACTGCATCTGTTATTTTATCAACCATAGCATTCGCGATTCCTACGTTGTCTATAATTTTATCTACTCTATCAAAATCAAAAGGATGAGCTGCTCCTAGTCCTTTAGGGAACCTTATGTTTTTATCTTCTACTTCTCCTTTGAATGCATTTGATAGAACTCTATCATTGTCTGATACTGCTAAGTAGTGCTTTAGTACGGCTGGCTTCATTAATTAATAAGAAAAAATTGATTTAAATATATTGAGAAAAGTTATATATATAAATTATGCAATATAAGGCTTGTAATAATTCTTCAAGTCGAAATAACATCTCATCATAAGAGCATCTCCAAAATCAGGAGAACGAC